TAGCAGCAGTAGCAGCAGCAGCCATATCTATACCTACACCTGTACCTGAACCAATGCCTGTAGCTGTAAATAATACGCCTATAGTATTAGCCACTGCACCTATACTTGTAAATGATGTTGTGCCTACTTCTCTAATGGTATAAGACTTACCTACTACAAAAGAACCTGCTGTAACATTATAAGCAGTATCTATAGAATCTAGTGATACACCGGTAGTACTTAGCGTAGATAAATAATCTACATCCGTATCTGCTTCTGACCATTTTTGTGTTTGGTAATTATAAATAATCAGTGAATTACCACCTGATACGTTAATATAATCCCATATGACTAGGTTTCTTTCAGGGTCAATAGAAGCACTAATGGAAGTAATGTTACCAATATTTGCGTTATTAAAAAAGTATCTGTCTACTTTCTCTGAGCCAATTCTATTTAATTGTTGTCCATCACATGAGTAAAATCCATCATCAGCTAAGAAATAAGTAATACCTGCATACTGAGCTATAGAACCACCTTCTATACATCCTACGCCTCTTGCAATAGTGTCAAATTGAAAAAATAAAGGTGAACCAATATAAGACATGCGTACAATAGATTTTTCTAGGAATACTATGCCAAACTCTCCACCTACAATTCCTGTAATATCACCACCATCAGGAATAATTTGATAATCTGATTGTGAAGCTGCTCCTGGAGTCCAATCTGTTTCATCATTAATATCTGACCACTGCACTTTTTCTGGGTCTGTACCATTGCCAATATTAGCAGCTACTACAAAATCACGTACCACTGTAACATATTTAGCAATAGGTGCTGCAGCAGCTAAGTCTGCAAATACTGTTCCTGAAGCTAAATCCCATTTTTGTATTTTTTCTGAACTATTAGTAGCAAGTAATGTTCCACCAAATTGTGCAAAACGCCATCTAGAATTTCCAGTATATCCACCCACTTTAGATACATCATCTAAAGATAAGTCTGAAGTATCTAGTTTAAATAGTTTAGTAGCACCACCTGCAAATACAGTTACAGTTCCACTATATTTACCTGCAAATACATTGTTAAGATTTTCAGATGCAGCAAGAGAATAGTTTACAGCACTATTTATAGGACCATAACCAATAGCTAATGGCACTACGTTATTAGCTTCTGTAACGCAGTCTAGTACACCTGGTTGGTCTGGTAACCATTCTTTAAATGCTATACGTTGTGTAGGCATGTTTTATCTTTAAATATAATTTGTTTATAAATAATACTATTTGAATACTACTGCACTATTATAAGGTCTACTTGTTAATGTACCATTGTCACCATTACCAGTTCCCATTTTAAATGAGCTTGCAGTAAAACCACTTGAATCAACAACTGTAGTATAATAACCACTAACTCCTGAAGTTCCAGATGTTGCAACAATTGCATAATTAGCATCATCAAGAGCTGTTGTCATTGTAATTGTATAACTACCTGTATTAGTTTTTAATACTGAAGTTACATTACCACTAGAATATATATATCTATTTGTATTTGATGAATTAGTGGCACCTGAACTATCACGAGTTCCATCAAAAGCAACCCAAGCTCTTGCAGCAAAAATTGGTGCAGAACCACTTGGATTAAATGTAGCTGAATTAATAACAGGAGTTGTAATGGTAGGTGTTGTAAGTGATGCTGTAGCAATTGTAGGACTTGTTCCTAATACAACTGCTCCTGTGCCTGTTTTTGTAGTTACTCCTGTACCACCATTAAGAACTGGTAAAGTTCCTGTTACATTAGTAGTAAGGTTAGCAAAAGTAGTAGAAGCTGTTCCTGTTCCACCTTGTGCTGTTGTCAATGGTGTAGTAAGACCTGTAATAGATGTAATGTCTGAATTAGCTCCTTTAAGAGCATAAGCAGTACCTGCATTAGTGCTTGCACCTGTTCCACCACTTGCTACAGGTAATGGAGTAGATAATGTTATAGATGCTAATGTAGTTGTGCCTGTTACAGTAAGATTACCACCTACTGAGAAATTATCACCACTAGAACCATCTTGTTGGTTCTTAAGTTGTGACATTAATGCACGAATGGCATTGTTAATATTAGAAGGAGAACATCCTTCTGCAATATTAATGTTATCTATATCTGTATTACTAGCTGCGGTTGAACTAAACTCGCTTATTTTTGTCTTTGCCATTTATTTTCCTTAGTTATCTAGGTGTGACTGATAATTCTGTATTTGGATATTGCTTACCTAAATTGCTCTTAGTAATATCACTTATTGCTCTTTCATATAATTGAGCCCATGTTTGTAGTCTTGGGTCATTCATTAAGTAAGGCTCTGCTTCTGCTAAAGAACCATATAATAATGCGTCTACACAGTTTTCAGTCCATACATTTGTTGTAACAGTGCTTGATAAATATGCTGGCTTTTGGTAATAAAGCATAGATACCGCATCACTTGTATTAGGTGTAGGTGCAAACTTAATATTATTTGCAATCATTGTGTAGTAAACAGTAATACCAGATGTTTGTGTTTGTAAGTTTCTATAAAACAATCAGGACTTTGATATTCCAATGTCCATACAGGATTATTCTCAAAATGAATATCTCTTAACTCTAAAAAGTCTGTAGGCAAAGTAATTTGATTGGCAGATACAGTCAATGATGTTTGCGTTAACATTTCATTAATACGTAACTGTCTACGTAGACGAGTTTCTGCTAGGTAAATAAAGTCAGGTATCTGTGATGTTAAATCTGTACGTGCTAAGTAATTGGCTACAGCAGTTTGTAGCTCAGCATAAGTGGTTAAAGCCATTTAATTATCCTTATTGTTTTTTAACTAATACGACACAACCGTTATCTATCTTTACTTGTTTAGTAATAGTAAAGCGAGTGACAAGTTTTTTATTCCACCACTCTAAAGGTTGTTGTATAAGATGTGCATTTCTGCCATCTGGTAAAACTTTCATTGCTGGACCTGTATGTATGGTAAATAGTCCATATTTATCTACTACTCTTTTTAAATCATCTAATACGTTATCTAGTAATTCAGGTTCTATATGTTCAAGAACGTCTATACATGTTACAAATTCGCATGGTTCTGGTATAGCATCCCATAATGGGTTACTTGGTTCATAAGGTATGTAGTCTACTACTGATGTAATGCTGTCTTTTAACCTACATTTACCTGCACCGTAGTCTAATAGTCTAGTAATGTTAAAACTCTTTATTACATCATCCACAATAGGTGCAAAGAATGTACTTGCTATCCCATAATCAGGATTCTCATGCAGTTTTGCCTGCATATCTCTGTATTCTTTAGAGATTAAGTTGGTCAATGACTTCTTTCCATGTTCTATTATCTTGGTAAATAAGTCTCATGTGTCTATACCAAGGCATACTAGGTTGAGCATATCTCCATTGGTGATATTTAGGTACCAAGCACCATGTTTTAACGCCCATAGCAGCACTACAATGTAAAGCAGTAGTGTTGACCCCTATAACCATATCGCAAGCTCCTATGAGGGCTGCTGTATCGTCATAATCTTTTGCGTCAGACGCTAATTCAAAGTATTTAACACCTTCAATTTTGTGTTCTACGTTATAGTCAAGACTTACTAACTGTATATCTTTACGTTTAAGTAGTGCTTGTAAGTCATCTTCTACAAGTTGACGACCTTTAGCATTAGTTCTAAATGTGCCACCTTTAGTTGTGATACCTATAACTTGTTTACCCCATGCTTTAAACATGGATTTCCACATTTCAACCTTATCTTTATCAGGTACTAGAAAAGGAGTCCCAGGAAAAGATTTGCTTGTTGGTCTGCAAAACTGAGGTAACCCACCAATTGCACATCTAGCATTAATTGTAATATCATTTATCCACTCCGCATCTTCATCCCTGCGTGTACCATGTACTTCTGCATTAGGAAAACTACGTTTAAATAATGTTTCTAATCGTTTATCGCACTCTATGTATACTTTATTGCTAATAGTTATTACATCAGGAATACATGAAGCATAGAATATCTCATCACCTAAACCTTGTTCACCATAGATAATTAAGTCTTTACCGGATGAACCATCCCATTTAACTTCGTCTTTATAGACTATCTCTTTACGGAACTTGCCACCTAATGACTTATCCCATTCTATCCAACCTTTATCCCATTCACCTTTGGCTAGGTAACTATGAGCTAGGTTTAATTGTGCGTGTAACTCGTTAGGATTGCACTCTAAAGCCATCTTTGCTGACTTCTCTGCATCATCCCATCTTGACATCTGAACAAGTGAAGCAGAAGCATTAGCATAAGCAAGAGCGTAATTAGGGTCTAGCTCTGCTGACTTCATAAAGTATTTAATAGCATCTTCAAACATATCTAGTTCATGGCATGCACGACCTAAAGATGTCCATAATGCTTTGTTACTTGGTTGTTCTTGTAATGACCTACGGAATAACTGATATGCAAATGCAGGCTTATCACCCATAAGCCAGATATACCCTAGAAAATGTAATGTAGCTGCATCATTAGGATATTCTTCTAATACAGTATATATAATAGGCATGGCTGTCTCATAATCTTCCTTCTGTATGAGGTCATGTATTGCTAACTGTACGTTCTTTAATTCGTCTTTATCCAAAGTCTTCTTCTGTTAGTATAGGTCTGTTTTTTTTAGTATCAGCTAACATTATTTCTAATACTTCTATAATTTCTTCAGGGCTGTTACCTACAATTGTGTCTGCATCACTAAATGCCATAGGCTTTCCATTTTCTTTATAAAAGACTTCATTTAATGCGTAGTAACATTCAGGCTCATCTTTAGATGCTCGTTTAATAATTCTATAGTTCCACATACTAGCCACGCTTTGTAGTCAGTTTAAGATATGGATAGTTTTCGTTTATTTCTTTTAACAATGCTTTAGTATGGTCAGGGTTATACATGTCTATTCCCTTTTGCTTTAGTTGCATTTCCACTACTGGAGGTATGCTAGCAAAGTGAGCCCAAGACTCTTTAACACCTTTATCCCATATAGCAGGATTTTCTCTTTTTTGTTTAATAATGTCTAACATGCTACTCACATCTTGAGTGCTAGTTAGATAGTATGTATCTTTAGCTGGGTCATAGTCAAAGTACTGACTTACACCTGTTACGCTATCGTGGTCAAATAATATTGGCATTATTTTATATCTTTCCATGTTCTACCAATTCTAACTCCACGTATGCAGTTAGGTGATAGACCGAACATATTAGCAATTTCTTTATGTCCTAATTGTGGGTTTGCTCTAATAAACTTTACTTTTTCTATTGTTAGTTTTGATTTAGGATTATCTTCACCAAAAAATGTTGGTGGTATTTTTCTACCTTTATCACATGCTTCTTTAATGTTTGAGCTTTGTGTTCCAGCTCTTAAATGTAATGGATTTACACATGATGGATTATCACATGAGTGTAACACATAATCGTAGTCATGCAGGTCATTATTTGCTAACTGGTAACTTAATCTATGAGCAAGTGTATACTTACCATTTTTACCACCTGCACCAATACCACCATAACCTTTTTGATTTTTTGCTCCAGTCCATAACCAACATTCGTTATCAGACCTTTTATCTACTTTTTTCCAAAAACGTTCTTCTAAAGTTCCTCTTGCTTTAATTCCTTTATCAGTAGTTCCTGTAGATTTTAAACGCTTATAGTGCATTGAACAATAAAATTTTGAATGATGTTTTTCTTTATTACAATCTTCTATGACACATTTATTCATGATAAAACCCCTAGCCTCAGTTAAGAAGCTAGGAGTATATCACATTATTAACTAATTGTCTACAAGTTTAGCTTCCTGTGTTCTGTACCTTCGCATGCGCATCTGGGTTTTGAACCACAAGTGCATATTCTGAAGTTAATAACCACTTAGTTGAATCACCTGTTTTAGCAAGTTCTTCTTTAGTGATAGGACGCAATGAAGCTAATCCAACATAGTTAGGGTCAATACAAAGCACAGCCTCGTCACGCATGAAACGGTCAAGTTTCACAGAGTGATTACCAAAGTCTGATACATATACATCTGCATTAGCTGTAATAACTGCTGCATTTGTACCGTTTACTTGGTTATACTTAGTAGCAATACCAGAGAAAGCAGAGAAACGTGCTTTGTTAGTTGCTGACATAAGGATAGTTGTTGGTTCGCCACCATCTGTCCAAGCTAATTGTAATGCTGACTTTAAGTCTGCTTCAATGAATGTAACTTTTGTACCGTCTGTAGGAGCTGCAACTGTACCACCTGAGAAGCCAGGAGTTGTACCTGATGTAGAACCTGTAGCAATAACTCTGTTTACAATCCATGATTCAATACCTGCTGATGTACGTGCTGTACCTGCACCGCCTGCTGATGATGCTTGGTTACGTACAATAGCATATTCCATGTCACGCTTAAGTTCTTTACCAGCTTTCATAAGTTGGTAAGCAACTTCAGACTTACGACCATACTTACGTACTACGTCATATGTGTTTGAAATTTGAACTGTTTTACGTGAGATTTGAGTGTAGTTACCTAACACTGTTGTTGCTGCTAATGTTGCATATGATGCGTCATCACCTTCAACTGCTGCGTTAGTAGTTGCTGCTGCTAAAGCGTCTGTTTGCCATTGATGGTAAGTTTGACCTGCTGTCATACGTTTTGCCATTGATAACAATGGTGTGTCTTCTGGAGAAATATCAAAAATGATATCTTCAAATGATTCCGCTATACCTTTACCGGTATAACTATTGGTTGCTGATGCTGCCATGATTATGGTTTCCTTTTAAATTAAAGCATGTTTTCTATAAGTTTTTGTGCTAAGTCTGA